TTAAACTGCGGGAAAAACTCAAGCTCTCTTTGCATGCTCGCAGAGCCGCCAAGCGGGCAGGCCACGCAGCCAAGCCGTTTGAATCCGCAATCGTACAGCTCGCAGTACGGCACATTGTAGTACCGTATAAATTCCCACACGTCCTCGTCCGTCCATTCAATAATCGGATTGACAAGCGTTTTGTGCGTCCGATAGCACATCTCAACCATTCTGCGGCTCTCGTCGTTATCGGTATTGAGTATCAGCCCGCCTCTGCTCGTTTGATTCGGCTCTGCGCCGCTCAAATCCGCTGCGTTGTTTAGCTCTTTTGACGCAGTCGCAAACGTCACAAGCCCTTGGTTCTTTTTGCGGTTTCCGCTCTCTGCCCACCTTACACCTGTAACCACGACGCGCCCTTGACCGTGCAGCTCTTTGAGGTGTTTGCAACAGTAGCGCATCAATCTCGTTGGCGGCATTTGATTTTTGATGATCAGTTCTCGCATGGTGTGCTCAGGTTTTTCGATTTCCGTTGCTGGATGATGCTTCCGGATGAAGCGTACAAGCTGTGGCGGGTCAATCGTTGTCGCGTTGTAGTGCGCATCAAACTTAACCCCTGCCATCTCACAGAGCTTGACGACACATGAGCTGTCTTTCCCGCCGCTGTCCGCGACATAGTACCCATCTTTAGGTTCAAACGCCCGCAGCCGGTCTATCGCCGTCTGCACCTTGTCCCGCTTTTGCCCGAAAAGGTCGTACTCAACTAACGCCATCCGTTATTCCTCCATCGCGTCCAAATCATCCACCAATGCCAGCAGGTGAGCTCTAACCTGTTTCACACTGCGCTTGATACCTTCCTTCGCATAGGCTTTGCGGACATAAAATGGCTTATAGTGTTCGATTGTCTCTTCAAGTGCCTGTACTTCCAGCGCAATCATGCGTATTCTTTCTTTTGCTGTCATTTCCCATGCCTCCATTCACGCCCTCGGTTAATCTTCATCTTCGCCCGCACCGCCTTGTCAATGTCGATGTCCAGATACCCGGCGGCAGACAGCGCCGTGATGATAACGTCCGCCAGTTCCTCGCGGAAGTGATCTTCTTCGAGTACAGATTCCAAAAGCTCCTGATTCTCCACAAATACGCGCAGCGTTGCATGAACTCGTCCCAACTCTCGCTCGGTATTTACAATTTTGTAAATCTGCAAAAGCCCGGAATCCCTCACAACATCGCTATTCACCAACGTTTTCAGAAGATAGTCCCCGTCCCACAGCCCATGTGCCACCGCGTCACTGTAAATCTCATCGCGCAATTCATTCAGCATGTTCTTTTCCTCCTTCTATCAAAACGGCAGTTCTTCGTCGTCCACCTGTGTAAATCCGCCAAAATCATTGTGCGGTTGCGGCGCATAGGCCGTCCCACCGCTCTCTTTGTGCGTGGTTGTCGTGTATGCGTTAGACGCGCTCTGCGCACCATGTTCGCCGCCTTGCTGGTTCTGCGGCGTCAGGAACTCCACCTCGTCGGCGACGATATCAAACGTGCTGCGCTTGCTTCCGTCTTTCGCCTCATAGGTGCGGGTCTGGATGGAGCCGGTTACGGCCACCTTTCTTCCCTTGGTCAGATAGCGGCCGCAGAGCTCGGCGAGCTGCCGCCACGCGATGACGTTCAGAAAATCCGTTTCCTGCTGACCGGTCTGCTGGTTACGAAAGCGGCGATTTACCGCAATCGTGAAGTTGCAGACCGCAACGCCGGACTGCGTGGATCGCATCTCCGGGTCTTTCGTCAAATTGCCGATCAGAAAAACTCTGTTCATCCGATTACCTCTTTTCTGTAAGTTCATTCACGGAAACGCCCAGAGCAGCAGCCAACTTAGACGCGGTTTCCTCAGAACACGACTTCCCGCATTTGATAGTGGAAACTGTGCCACGGCTAACGCCTGAGCGTTCGGCAAGCTGTGTTCCGGTCAGCCCGCTTTTCGTCAAAGCCACGATGAAAGAAATACGATCAATCTTCATTTTGTTACCTCCAAATAGCTTTTTATCCGTCTCGCGGCCTCTTCCCATCCCCGGCACACCGCCGCGCAATAGCCTTGTTTTTGCAAGTCATGCAGCCATAGCTTTTGGCAATCGCTGACCGTTCCGCCCTTCGTCCGCTTCATCTCGATAAAAAGCCCGTGAAACTCTCCACGCGGGACGGGCAGGAAGATATCAGGCACTCCGCTTTTCAGCCCTTCAGCTTTCATCCTGCCGCCCGTCATCCAGCTTCGCTTCCCTTCGTTTGGGATGTGGAACATCAGCGCCAATTCCGGGTACTTCCCGCTCTGCATCTCCGCCCAGCGGAAAAGGGTCTGCTGCTCTTCGGATTCAGTCGGCACTTGCTTTTTCACGCTTTCCTCCGTCATTGCATTTCAGAAAATCTCATGGTCGCGCCGTCAAAATACAGTCTGATTTTCCCGCATTCTCCGCCTCGGTTTTTGTCGAGGAACAGCAGCCTTTCCGGGTTGTCCTTGTCGTCCGGCGCGTGGAGAAGAAGCACCGCGTCCGCGTCCTGCTCGATACTGCCGGATTCGCGGAGGTCTGACAGTCGCGGCGCGTCGTTGCGCTCGCTTGCGCGGTTGAGCTGGCTTGCGGTCAGGATCGGGATTTTAAGCTCCATCGCCAGCGATTTAAGTGCCCGCGTGACAACGCCGACCGCCTCCGAGCGGTTGCTCGTCTTCTGCCCCGCGTCGAGAAGCTGCAAGTAATCGACGACGATCATATCCAGCCCGCATCTCGCGCGGATTCTTAGCGCCATGCGCCTTATGTCGCGCACGGTTCGCGCCCTCTCGCTGATAAAAAGCTGCTCGGAAGGGATTTCCGCGAAACTCTCCGCTACTTTGACAATCTCGCTGTCGTCCAGCTCGTGACGCTCGATCTTGTCAGACGATACGCGGCTTTTCTGCGCCACGATTCGCCCGACGATCTCATCCGCGCCCATCTCGCACGACACCAGCAGGATTTTCCGGCCAACATCCAGCGCCTTAACCGCAAGATGCAGCAGAAACGCAGACTTGCCGACAGACGGCCTCGCGCCGACGACGATCAGCTTTCCGCCCGCAATCATCAGCGCCCTGTCGAGCTTGGGAAAGCCTGTCTTTGTGACCGGCTCGACCGCTCCGCTCGTCAACCGCGCGTAGAATCCGCAAATCGCGTCTGTACCGCTGATTACACCGCAGTCGTCTGTTTGCCCGCTGAGCGCATTTAATCGCATCACAGCGCCGTCTAGCAGCTCTGTCGTCGATATTTCGCCCTCGTTCGCCGTTCGCGCTGTCTCAAGGCACGTTTTGACAATCTCCCTGCGCATTGCCGCGAGGCGGATGTTGTCCGCCTGCTGGTCTGCAAGCGCCGTCGTGACGGTCTCCGCCGCGATGGTGATTGCCTTGTCGAGGTCGTCATCGTCGAGAACCCCCTCGAGCGTCGCAAGGTCGCAAGGCCGCCCCTGTCTTTCAACCGCCAGCGCCGCCGAGAAGATACGTCGGCAAATCGGCACGGTGAACCAGTCGGCTTTCAGCCCTGCGTCCGTCGCTCTGGCGTCTCCCCTGATGATCGCGCCGCAAAAAGCCCGCTCAGAGATCGCGCGTGTGGCTTCTTGGCTCGGGTCGTCGTTCATAGCTCATCCCTCCCTTGCTGTCAGGCGGCTTGTCCGTCCATGTGTATCCTCGCTCTTTCTCCTTGCGAAGAATGCCCTCGACATACCGCCAACATCGGCTTTTTTCTGTCGCTCCTTGAGTTTTGTTTATGGCTTTTAGCAGATTTTCAGCTCCGTATTCTGTCCTGAGTCTGTCCATCGCGTCAAAGTCGCCCGAAGCACTGGCAGGTAAACCCATGCGCTTTGCAGCAGCCTCCACGTCTGCCTGTTCTTCCCGCATTCGCCGCAGTTCGTCGTCGGTCAGGTCGTCGTAGGGGGTTGGGGTTACGTAACCACCACCACTATTCTTTTCTTGTTCTTGTTCTTGTTCTTGTTCTTGTTCTTGTTCTTGTATATATGCGTTTTGCTTGACGTTGCTTTCGTCTGCTTCCGGTTGCTTGGCTTTGCTTGACTTTGCTTGGCTTTGCTTCAATGTGCTTGCGTTTGCTTCCGTCTGCTTGACGTTGCTTTCGTCTGCTTCCGGTTGCTTGGCGCTTCCGCCTTTCTTCCCACTTGCTTTCTTTGCTTCCAAGGATTCAGCGCACTGATCGATTTTGAATTGAAGCATGTCCCAGACATACCATTCCGGCGTGTTCTCGCCAAACGTCGGCAACTCGCCACGGTAGGCATAGGCCATCATGGCCATAAAAAGCCGTCCGCGCTGTGCGTCATCATATCGTTTGAGAAGGACTTCGATGTCCGGGAAAACCTTCAGATAATCCAGCATTCTTTTTCCCCTTTCTCCTTAAAGTAAATTGTGGCAAGCCCCGGATTCGAACCGGGCGCGTGGGCAAGGTGCTTCGCGTCAATTTTGTATAAGAATGGAAGGAAAGGAAGAAACCTTGACGAATAGGGGGGTGTTGCACCCGCGCGATGCCTTCCATGCTTGCCATGAGTGCCGCCGTTTTTGCCCGGCGGCTAGGCCGTCTGTGAAACGTCTTTTTATTTGCCGTCTTTCCGGCTGTCCGAAAAAATGGTTTTGCTCGTCTTTCCGAGCCGCCAGTGTGAATTTGCCTGCCCTGTGTCCTCCTTTCTGTGGGCTGTACCGTTTTAAGCGGGGGAAACGTGCTTACAAAATATGGATTTCTCCTGCTGCTCGGCGCGCGGCGGTATCGAGCCGCCCCTTCTCGCGTAACGCCGCTTTACGTCCCGCGGTTGCTCTCCTGAGCTGCGCGCCATGCGCAAGGGTTTAGCCCTTGCTTCTGAGCCTGTAAACCTTGGCGATTTTCTCATCGCAGATTTGCGGGCGTATGTGGTATCTGTTGCAAAACTCCGTTGTGCCTATCGTGTGGATTTCGACGTGATGAGCGCGGCACAGTGGAAAGCATTTCCGCCCGATGTGCTGCACCTCGTTTCTGTCGTTTCCCATGCCGACCGCGTCCACATGGTGGAAATCCGCCTTCTGGCCGCATATGCAGCACTTTTTCCGCATCAGGCAAGCATACACATAGCGGTCTATATCGTCCGCCAGCTCGATCAGCGGTACATGCGTCGGTATGTCGTTTCTGAGGATGAAGTCGATTAAATAGCTGATATACTCCTTCGCCGTCGTCATGTCGCAGTCTGACAGGCTGAACAGCTCTTTTTCGAGCTGTTGGAGGTGATTGAAAACGAAATCATGCTTCATTACGTCCTTGATTTCGTCTTTTTCATAGCCGACCGCCTCCGCGATCTCGCCCATCAGCGCATAAGCCTTGCGGCGCTGCTCTGGGCTGATTCTTCGCCCGTCCGGCAAGCCAACCTGCACCTCGTTGTATTGGCGCTTGATGATCTTCTCCATATCGCCGTATGGCACAAAGACCACCAAGCCGTCATCTACAACGTCAACGATCTTTCCCGCTGTGATCTCCATTCGGGTTCTCCTTCTGCCATAGGAAGACGAGCTTCTTGTTTTTCGCGTTCCGAATCGCTAGGCCGACGATGTTCCGCTTGTCATCGTATGCGATTTTCTGGACTTCGAATTTGTCATACGTCATCGGCTTTCCGCTGCGATTCTGCTTGATTTCTACTTTTTCGGCGGGAATCCATATAAACGGCGCTGTGTACAGCTCTCGTCCGATTCCCCAGTTCACACAAGCCCGCTTGAAGCTGTCGGAGGCAAGCCCCTTGTCGGCTTCCGTGTTGCTTTCCGTCCCTGTGTCCTCCTTCTCGACCCAAGTATTCAGGTTCGAATTGTAGATGGAGACGACGCAGTTTGCGTTGTCCCGGTTGTGACGGCGCTGCCAGTTGAGAGCGCCGACCGTTTCATCAAGGATGCACATGTCGCACCGTGCGTCCTTGTAAAGCAAGAGCTGACAGCCTTTTTCGTTGATCTGCGCAACCCTGATGTCGATCTCGGATGCTTCGAGCTTCCGAAATTCCAGCTTTCCATCTGCCATCCTCACCACTCCCTGTCCATCATGTCGCAGAATGGGTTCTCGTCGTCCTGCTGGGTGTCCCAGCTTTCTTCCCGGCCTGTCAGGCGTGGAGACCATTCCTCGCCCGTGTAGGCCATATACAGCGCCAAATCACTTGACATAGCAGCTCACCGTCTGTCTCAGCTCTGCACCCTCGACAGCCTTTCCGGCCTTCAAGGCTTCTTTGATTTTTGTCTTGTCCGGCTCGTACTTGGCCGGAATCTCGCGCATGTACTCGCTGGTCAGCTTGCTTGCGTCGATGATCTCCGCAGACGGCGGATTTTTTCGAAAGAAGATGTTCACCTTCGCGGTTTCGAACTTTTCACCGCCCAGCGATTCGCCGAGATACGCTTTCAGCTTTTCAAGCTGGCCTTCATACGCCTTCCGGCGATCCGCGATGGCTTTTTCTTCCTTTTTCATTGCTTCGATGAGAACCGTCTGATTCTTAATGTAAAGCCCGGTGTTCTCGATCTTGTCATCTCGCGCCATTTGCAGCGCGTCCAGCGCTTCCGCGCCGATGATCTCGCCCGTTTCCGTGTCCACCAGCTCAAAGCCTTGAAGCAGCGCCTCAATATTCGCGTCGATCTGGTACAAGGTCATACCGTTCATTCTGTTCTACCTCTCTTTCCTGTTCTCTGATGATCTGCGCCCGACGGCGTGAGGCGGCTTTGTTCCTCTGCATCGCCGCCCACGCATCGTAACCCATCAGCTCGGCGGCCTCCTGTCGCTCAAGCTCCAACAGCTCACTTCGCATCTTCAAGCTCCTTGATTCGCTTGTTCAGGCTCTTGATATATTCTTCGATCATAATGAGGGCAAGCGCCGAATAGCCGAATTTGTACAGCAGATTCTCCGTCTCTTTCAGCGTCTCCAAGACCGTTTTCTCATCCATTCTTCTTGGCCTCCTTGTCCATTTCCGCGATGATGCAGACGATCAGCAGGATCACCGCGCCAGCGAAAGCCGCCGCCAGCACGTACGCAAGCACCATGCCCAGCCCTTCAAGCAGGCGGGCAAAAAATCCGATAAGCTGTGCTTTAAGCATTGATATTTCCTCCTTCTCGTGCTATAATCAGCACGAATCATAACAAATCCTTTTCACTTCCGCCTGTGCGCCAACACGGGCGGCTCTTTTTTTATTCCACGATTTCCCACGTGAACCGCCCGTTCTGTCCGTTCCGCCACTGTCCCAAGCCCTTAATCGCGCCATAGTTCAGCGCTTCTTCAATGACGTTCCACGTCAGGGCAACGCTCTTTGCGGTCTTCTCGTTGTCAACCAGCGTCAGCGTGAACTCCAGCTCCCAATCCGGACGGATGATCTCGCTTGCGCTGACCGATACGCGCAGACCCTTCATGGTCATTGCCCGAAGCGGCCTTTCAAAGATTTCGTCTGCATCCGTCACCGGCTTGCCGTTCCTCGTAAAGTGCAGGTATTCCGGCTCGACGAAGATGAGGTTGTCAACCTTCGTCGTCGGGCTTCCGATCTTTACTTGGCTCTTGATTACGCTCAGCGCCTCCTTGAGGAATCCCTTGATGACGTAATCCGCAAGACAGAGCACGCCGTCATCCCTCAGGAAGACCGTCAAGCCTTTCTTTTCCAGTTCTTCCTTCGGCAACATTGCCGTCTGCTCTTCACCCTTTTCCTGCTTTGCGGCTTTTGCCGCGATGAACTCGCTGTGAACCTTCGGGTTCGCCGCCTGTGCGCCGAGAATGCGCGTCATGCCGTGCAGACGATACGTCCGCCTATCAAATTGAAGCATTTGATACTCTCCTTTTCATTTTTTTATTCAGTTTTCGGTTGCTTTGCCCGCGCAGGGCGTAACGAAACATTGCTACACCGTTGCATTGGACTGCCATGCTACGCCATAGCTTAACTGAGCATTGCCCCTACTGTGCCGACTTCGCTTCACCTACGCAATACAAGATCATGCGTTGCCTTGCCTTGCCACGGCTTTGCTCGACTGTGCTTTGCCGCAGCTTTGCTCAACTTCGCAGTACGCTGCGTTGCCTTTGCTGCGCTGGGCAGGGCGCTGCTCCACCGTCGCGATGAATAGCGTGACCTTGCCTGTGCTTACCTTGCGATTCTCAGGCGCGGCAACGCCACGCCGTCAAACCCCGCTTGATACTCAAGCCCTTCGGCTTGCATCAGCTCGTACAACCTGCGTTCTTCCAGCTTGGTCAGCGTTTCCGGGCGGTTGATTCGGTTGTAGAGCGTCTTTGTCGAGATACCGAGGTTCAGCGCCAGCTCGGCTTTGCTCATGCCGGACACGCCGCAGAGCTGACCAACCTGCCGCCGGAAGAGATCGTCTTCCGCGTCCCAATTACGCTGACGCTTTTTCATGGTCAAACCTCCTTCCCTTCTTTTTCGGGCGCTTCGACGATATCTTCAATGGATACGCCGAGCACGTTTGCAATTTTTGAAGCATTCTCCAGCCGAGGGAAGCACTCGCCGCGTTCAAGCCGTCCAACGGTTATAAGCGACGTTCCGCTACGCTTTGCAAGCTGCGCTTGCGTAAGATTCTTTTGCTTACGCAACTGCTTGACTTTTGACATGCACCAAATCCTCCTTTTATCTCAAAATTGACACCGAATCGGTTTTATTGATTCGGTTTTTGATACAACGCTATTATACATCATTACTGATACGTTGTCAATGGTTTTTGTAATCATTTCTGATATTTTTATTTTGTGTCAGTTGTGATATACTAGAGCTAAAAGGGGGTGATACAATGACGAATACATCAGAGCGGATTCTGAATTTACGAAAGGTGAAAAAAATGGGGCAAGAAGAATTTGCCGAGCTTTGTGGGTTGTCCAGATCGTCTATTGCACGATACGAAAGCGGAAAGCCGATAAACCGAATTGCAGCTCAAAAAATATCTGCCGCGTGTGATGTTCCAATTTCGTATATTCTTGACGATCAAAAAGAACCCGGCCATTTTTCAGGCGGGTTCGACCCACGTATAAACCGGCTGATATTCGTGCGCCAGAACACCATAAGATTTGTAAATTGGGATTTTCATGTTTTTTCTTCCTTTCCTTTTTTGTCGGTTAATATTTTGTTGATTTTAACCGAGCCGATCCCTCTTGCTGCCAAACTCACCGCCAACGAGGACGCGCGGCAAGCCCCTATACATTATCGCGTCTTCGCCACGCGAATCTACCCAGCACGCACTAGCGATCTTGTCAACAGTCATCGGCGGATCATCCTGCCATCTCGCGAGGGTAAACTGCACGCCCTCGGACTGGATCACCGCCATCACTCCGATTTCCGGGTGCTCGACGAGGTAGAAAATGCCGTAATCGTCGATCACCGTCTCGGACACGATTGGGAGTGCCAGCGTGCATCCAGTCTCCCAATCATAGACGGCCAGCCTCTGCGCGTCGCCCCGAAGGTAGGCGGTCGAAACGCCCAGCGCGTCCGCCAGCGCAGGCAGAATCTTGTTTCCGGGTTTACTACTCCCCCCCTCATAGTTGTTGAGCTGCTGGGCGGATATACCCATCTTATCCGCCAGCTCCTTCTGCTTCAATCCGCGCAGGATACGCAGCTGTTTGATGTTCATGTTTTTCACTCCTTGCTCTGACAATAAATCAAAAACTCGGCAGAAAATCGGGATTAACCGGGATTTCGTCGCCGGGATGGCAGCCGTTCCACCGCGTGCGGAACAAACTGCCACACATCTTGACGTGAGAGTACGTGATTGAGCCCTCGTAATATCCAAGCTCTTCGTAGATTGCGGCGGCGTGTTCTCGGGGCATGGCCGTCAGCCAGTGATTGACGGCGGATTCGTTCAGCGCGTCAAAGATTCTGCGCGCGATGATAGCGAATTGCTCATCATCATCTGCGTCATCGGGACGGGTGCCGAACCCGCCCATCATTCGAGCGGCGGGCGTTATCGCGAAATCCATTCCGCCCGCGTATTCTTCCGCGTAACGGTTGACAAGCTGGGTTTCGAGTTTAGAGTCCCAGCGAAAGACACTGGAATACCCAAGAGGGATCAGGGCGTCATCGATGCGCTTCTTTGCTTCGATAATAGTCATGTTGTTCCTTCCTTTCTTTTTTTTTACGCGGCGATGAGCGCGCCGGTCATGTTGTCGATGTAGCCGATCTCAAGATCGCGCTTGCGGTTCCATGCGTTGGTGTAGATGCGCGCGGCGACATAGGTGCGATTGTGGCCGCCCTTCACCCAGTCATTGCAAACGACCTTGAAGTTCCAGCCGGACTCCTTTCCCTCTTTCTCGGCAGCGATCAGCGCCTTGGCCAGCGCCCACGCGCCCTTGAGCGCAACGCTCAGGCTCAGGCCGAAGCTCTTGACCATGATCCACGCGCGCTTCATAATGATCTGCTTGTTGTACATTTTTGTTTCCTCCGATCTGATTGTTTCCTTGTTCCTTATGCCTGTATTATACATTATTTTAATTTACTTGTCAAGTATTTTGCAAATTATTTTTATTTATTTTTGCATTAAAAAAAGCCCCGGCCATCAGGCCGGGGTATTATCATCAGTATGTAAAGATGCAGACATACGTCTCTTAATCTCGCGGATGCTGCGGCTGACGGTTGCGGGCGACATGCCCAGCGTCATGCTGATCTGCACAATGCTGTAACCACGCCAGAGCAGGTCAAAGACCTGCCCCAGCCGGACGTGAACGTCAAAGCCGCAGCGGCGGGCGATCTCCTCTTTAGTGCGCCTGTCAAAGTCAAGGCGCACGGGAAACCGCCTCCTTTATCCCTCCTTGGGCTTGTCGTAGGTCATCGCCTGCGCGCTGTCGCTGATGCCCTTGGTCGTCGGGTCGGCGATCACGCCGATCATGCCCAGCACCGTCAGGATCGCGTTGACGGCAGTCAAAAGCGCGTCCTGCTGCACCGTCGGCGTTACGCCAAACAGCGCCAGCAGGTTATAGACAAACGCGATCACCAGCGCCAGAAACGACGCCAGAAACGTCTTGTTGCGAAAGCGTACCAACCAGTTAATCCTCATACCTTGATATCTCCTTTTAAGTCCCGCACATCATGTTGCAGCTCTTTGACCTCGCCCTCAAGCTTGTACGTCCTCTCGACGATACTGTTGTGCTTGTTGACCTTACTCTCAAGCTGCTGTATGCGATATTGCATCAGCTTGTTAGATGCAAGCACGCCTGCAAGGCTGCCGACCGCACTTGCAACCGCCGGAAGCCA